CGACGGTCTGTTCATGCAAATTTACATGAGCTTTCCGGAGGCAAACTGGACATGGTATACCTATGACCTGTTTGTCTTGCAGAACCTGTCGTTCTTCTTGACCGACGAGTTCTTCGACGGAACACTGGGTTGCGACCCAGCTTCCGTTCGCACTTTCTACTCGACTTTAAAGTCGCTTAGAAAGCTACTCAAGTACCATGTCCACTGTGGAACGGTACAAGAGATGCTCGATTCTTACGAAAAGAGCAAGGGCTCTGCCACGGACATGTCCGTGACAGAACACTTCTTCTCTCAACTATACCCATATTGGGTAAGACTTGGGAGACTAGAGGGATCCGATCAGTTAAAAACTGGTAGCATCCTCTCTCAAACACGAGCGGCGGGCACCCCGCCGCCAGTGGTTGTTCTTCAGTCAAAGATGAAATTTATTTCAACTGTGACGAAGCCTTCACTTCCGCTTGACGAAACTCGGCAAGCTTTAGTGTACGCAGCTATGGATCTCCTCATTGAGAAGATTCCAGATGCAGTCTTCACCGGACTCTCGACCAAGGCCAGAGTCACGGTGTACTCCACCGCCTCCTGGGAGAAAACCCGGAAGGAAGGTGGGACCGCCGAGGCAATTCGAGGAATTGTTGACGGCGGCATCGCAGGTCGGTCTTGTTTTATACTGGATCTCGACACTGGGGATCCGATCTCCACCAAGCAGCTTGGTGAAGTCGGACACGGGGAGTACATTTTCTGGCGATCGCTAGAAGAAGTCTCCAAATTGACAGCAGAAGAGCTACGAGTAGCTTATCTGACTGTCGTGCAGGAGCCTGGTAAAGCTCGAAGCGTTACCAAGGCCCGCGCTTGCCTCAAGGTCGTTCTCGACCTTGTTAACAAGATTTGCTCATGGCCCCTCGCGAAGGGTCTTGAGTCAAGCCAGTCTGGAATGCTTGGAGCAAACCAGGGCTGGTCACTCTTCAAAGATTTCTTTCGAGAACCTTTGACAGAGATCGTCTTTGCAACAGAATCTGTTACAAGGACGGAATACGCAGGATACACTGAAATTCAGGAAACCTACGTAGACGCCTTCGCATCGTCCACGGACTTTGAGGAGGCGACCGATAACTCGGATCACAATGTGAGCCGAATCATCGCAGATGCGTGGATGTCCAAATGTGGAATTCCACCCATCTTATCTGGGATCGTATTGCAATGTGCATTCCAACCCAGAGAGATCTACTTCAAGGCCACAGGTGGACTTGAAGCAATCGGTGAACCATCTCACCTCCAGGAGGTGAGAAAGGTCACGCTAGTCAGGGGAATCCTTATGGGGGACCCCTTGACGAAGGTCGTACTACACTTCACTAATGCGTGTAGTCGTACCATCGCAGAACTGTTACAAAGTGTAACAGAGCTTGCGAAAATCTTCCATAACCCTTACGAAGTGTATGGAATGATTCAGGACATAGGTGTAACCTAGGTTACCCTATGTACC